CCATTTCCATTAAACAAAGTAAAGAGGTTACATGTCAATATCCCTCCCGAACAGTCCAGTAAGAAAAATATATAGCTGCCCCAGTTGCGGGGACGTTTCCATCCGATTCTACAATCCTACCTACGACAGAGCTTATTCAAAGCATGAGTGGGAACAAATAATCACCGAAGGCAAGGAAGTTTTGTACAAATTACTTCAAAATGTACGTGAAGATCCTAAATTCTTTGCATAAAGGCGTCTTCCTATAGATGTTTTCTCCCAGATAATTTTTTATCTATCTACTCACCAGATGAGGTATCCTAGGTAACCAAGTAACTACCTATATAGGAAGCTAAATAAAGGGTACTTCAAGGGTACTTTCATTTATCTGTAAGTACCCTTTTTATAATTACAAACATAACTCGCAGTTGCCTATGTGGTTTATATATTGTATATATACGGGAGAAAACATCTATTGAATTGATGCATTATGAATAAAAAACAAGAGATTGTAGAGAAAGAGGAAACTCTTCTCCCTGAACCATTATCTGATCTTACTCATGATCTTACAGGGCGTCAAAGACGCTTTGTTTTACTTCTAGTACATAATGAAGGCTTAAAGACAGCTACGGCTTGTGCATTAGCTGCTGGTTATTCTCCTAAATCATCCAGGGTAAGAGCTTCATTGCTTCAAAACCCTAAACATTTTCCATTAGTTGTTGAAGCTATAGAAGGCGAACGCCGAGCGATGGTTGAACGATATCGTTGCACAGCAGAACGATCCTCTTCTACATTGGCACGTATTAGGGATAAAGCGTCAGAGTCGGGGAATTGGAATGCGGCGGTAGCTGCGGAGACCAGGCGGGGGCAAATTGCAGGATTGTACATAGATAAAAAAGAAATACTAACAGGAACAATAGACTCCATGTCTAGAGTTGATGTAGAGGCAAAGCTACTAGAGTTAAAAAAACAATTTAGTATTGAGACCACTTATGAAGAAGTTAAAGCTATTAAAAAAATTAAATAATATTGTTGACTATCTAATAACATGGGACTATAAGCTAATTATGTGTAGCTGTAGCACATATAAAAAAAGACAGTCCTGGAGCCAGATAAGAACCGAATTTGGCACTGGCCCCAGGCAACATTAAGGAGAAAGTTATGACAATTAAAACATTTTGGAAAAAAGTTGATGATACTCAAGAAGCATATAATAATTCTACTAACGATGTAACTAAACAAATATGGCACCTGAAGTTATTAAACTTAATGATGATGCTGGAGCAAGTGGAGAGCAGAATAAATGATTAAAATAATTGTTATAATGACGTTGCTAGTCTTTGTATTACACTGGAAATTAAGTATCTTCGTCTTAGCCATGTTGTATTATTTTGGCTAAAAAACCCGAGTCAAAACTATGGCATAATATTAGGGATAATCTTCCTCAAGTTCAATGGACTCGATTTGAAAATTGGGCTGTGCCAGGTGTTCCCGATGTTCATGGGATAGATCAAGGGGTTAACATTTTCATTGAATTAAAGATAACAAAAAATAATAGGATTAATCTGTCACCCTTCCAAATTGCGTGGAACTATAAGCATAGTTTAAAAGGAGGAAGAGCGTTTATCATTGCAGAGGCCCTCGGTCTTGGGGCACTCTGTGTATTCCCAAGTTCCATTGTCCATTCCATTGCTTCCATTGGCTTAGATGCTAGGCCAATATATACCTATACCAGGCCGCTGGAGCCCGGAACCTGGCAGGATCTTCACCAGCTACTTTTCCATTGCCCATTGCCCCCGCCTGAAGCCAAATAGTTAGTAATATAGTTGGAGCTGGTATTCCAGACGCGGCTGCCGCTGATGCGTAGCTCTGTGCATTGTTCCATTGCCTTGAGGCTGGAAGCCAAAATAATTAATAGTATACCTGACGCCGCTTCCAGGCTGCTGCGGGAGTTGCTGGTTTGCGTTCTCCATTCCCCATCGGCTTGATACTGGAAGCTAGAATAGGGTAATAGTATACCTGACCCGGACCTGGTCCCTGGAGTACCTGGCAAGTTTCACTACGGTTAAAAAAAAGTTTTCTTAGGGCTTGACTATAAGATAGAATGGGACTATATATATTATGTAGTTCAATCGGATTCCGTACCTGACAGGGCTGGAGAGTTTAAACACCAGATAACGGCTACATAAACCAGCCCCGTTGGGGCTCGCATAGGACGGGGGCTTTTAAGCATCTGGCGGGCTAATTATAAAAGGAGAAAAAAAATGAATACAGCATTAATGACAACTAAACAACGAGAACCCCATCCAACCTGCGCCGACCGGGTGCATAGTAATTTAAAAGACAGAGAGGAACAGCTGCAAGACGGCGAACTTGAAGGACTTTGTTTTGATTATGTTGAACCGCATTCCTTCCCGGACCAGGTCGAAGGCTATTGGCGTTGGCAACTGAGCTACGGCGGACCCAGCGACGAGCTGCGGGCGTTCGTTAACGAAAATAAAGAAATACACCGCCTGGAATACTGGTTCCTGGATTGGTACGACGGGGCGCATGTCGTCCTGGACGAAAAGAAAAACGCCCGGATGTGGAACGAAGTCTCAATAATGTTAGAGGCTTCATGAGTCTACTTGTTATTATTTCCGCATTAGTCGCGGTTCATCACCCCATAGCAGGGGTGATGTTACTATCTGCTGGTCTCCTGGTCCTGTGATAGTTTCCATTTCTCCATCTCCATTACCTCGGTCGTAGTATAGAAGTAATAATATTATAACCTGGCAGCTGGTCGGGCCCGGGGTTAGCTGCGAAGCTGTGTCCATTTCTCCATCTCCATTCCCTCGGTCGTAGTATAGGGGAGAGTATATACTAACTGAACCGGACCAGGTCCCTGGGGAAGTTCACTGGAAGTTTGTAAAAAAAAAGAAAAATAAAGTATTGACATCTAATTAAATGGGACTATATTAAAGACTAATAGAAAGAACAGAAAGGAAATATATGTCAAAATCTATTTTAGAAGTCGTAGAAAAAGCTCATAGTTCAAAGAACCAAATGAGCAAGAAGACTAAAATGCAAATCGTTGATGCCTATGGGAGAGCGTTAACTATGAAGAAAGTCATAGAGGATTTTATTAAAGTTAATAGAAGTCTTATGATTGAATTGGGAGAAAATGAAAATGTTAATCTTATTCATGGCAAAGATTACACTATCCAAATTGCTGACAAAGTTGGAGCGAAGTTAGACAATGCACTTATCAAAGAGAAGTTGGGCGATTTGGAGTATCACAAATGCAAAGTTCCAAGCCTTTATAAAACAATACAAGCTATGCCACTATCTGACAAGGTTGTGGCTAGACAACGGAAAGATATGTCGGTTGACAGTATCGTAGATTTCAAGATTGCTATGTAGTTTCGTATAATGCCTACATATAATATTGAACAAAGGGCAACAAGATTGCCCTTTTTTTTGGTCTGCATTTCTCCATCTCCATTCCATCGCTCGTAGGATAGAGTAGGGTAGGAGTAATACTATAGGACCGGACCGGGTCCCTGGGACCTGACGTCCAGGAATTAAAAAGAATAATAAATCATTTGACATGAGATATAATGGGAGTAAAAAGGATATAGAAAAGGAGAAATCAAAATGCCAAATAATGATGACTTATCAAGAAGACTACAGTTAGTCGAACAACAGTTCGGTCTAGTGCCTCGTAATACTACAGAGGTTACTACTAACAACGATCAACCTATTCAAGGTCAAGTCGAAGACAATATGAATTGGAAGATGCTTTATAAGGTTTTAGAAAGCGAGGTCGAGATCATCGTCTTAGATCCTAATGCACCTGCGTACGTTCGTGAGTGGGGTGCTAGGATCATGCAACGACTCGCACAATACCTGCCTCAACGCAGGTAGAACTATACGCAATCTCCTCGAGGATTGGCAAAAGGGCTAGGTTATCTAGCCCTTTTTTAATGCCCTGTGTACTCTTTAAGTTCTCCTGACTAGTCAGCCCCCATTCCATTTTTATAACAATCAAATCAACCCTTAGGTACTTACAAAGCTGAAGCTACTAGATTTAGTGTCTAGGCTTACCCCCACACAGCCCATTTTGGGGGGACTTGTTTTGAAACGGGAGTAAAGACAGAGTTTTACACATACGCAGATTATGATATAACTTTTTTTCTATGATCTCAGAAAAAATCCCAACAGACTTATTAAAATACGAATTAAGAAAATTACAACTAAAAGTGTCGGAGGAGTCCCGTGAGTCCTATATTACATTTGTAAAAAAAGTATGGCCTGATTTTATTTCAGGAGAACATCATAAAATTTATGCACAAAAATTAGAAGACGTTTCACGTGGAAAGATAAAAAGATTAATCGTTAATATGCCACCTCGGCACACAAAGTCAGAGTTTGCATCACATTTATTCCCTGCGTGGATGATGGGCCGTAATCCTAAATTAAAAATCATTCAAACAACACATACGGCAGAATTATCCTATAACTTTGGTAGAAAGGTAAGAAACCTATTTGATCAACAAGAATTTAAAGATGTTTTTCCTAATGTTAGTTTATCGCAAGATTCAAAGGCAGCGGGACGTTTTACAACTAACAGGGGTGGTGAGTATTTTGCTGCTGGTGTTGGTGGTGCGATTACAGGGCGTGGTGCTGATTTGCTTATTATTGATGATCCTCATTCCGAGCAAGACGCTTTAAGTCAAACGGCGATGGATAATGCCTATGAGTGGTATACCTCAGGACCACGGCAAAGGCTCCAACCAGGTGGATCTATCGTTATTGTTATGACCAGGTGGTCAACAAAAGATTTGACAGGAAAGTTAATGAATGCTCAATCAAACGCAAACGCTGATCAGTGGGACGTGGTTGAGTTTCCAGCTATCTTGAATGATCAACCGATGTGGCCAGAGTATTGGAAACTAGCAGAACTAGAAGGCGTTAAAGCCTCACTATCCGAACAGAAGTGGCAATCCCAATGGCAACAGAAACCAACCTCAGAAGAAGGTTCTATTATTAAAAGAGAGTGGTGGCAAGTGTGGCCAAAGGAAAAAATCCCTGATTTGACGCATATTATACAAAGTTATGACACAGCGTTCAGTAAAAAAGAGACAGCAGATTTTAGTGCAATAACAACGTGGGGTGTATTTAAACCCGTGGAACACGGACCTTTTCACATTATTCTTCTTGATATGAGTAAAGGGCGGTGGGATTTTCCTGAATTAAAAACTATAGCCTTAGAAGAATATACTTACTGGGAACCCGAAACGATCTTGATTGAAGCGAAAGCTTCTGGTATGCCCTTAACACAGGAGCTACGTCAATTAGGAATTCCTGTAGTTACTTATACACCCAGTAAGGGTAATGATAAGCACGTTCGTGTAAACTCCGTAGCTCCTTTATTCGAAGCAGGCCAGGTGTGGTGTACGGATGATAGGTTTGCGGAAGAAGTTATTGAAGAATGCGCAGCTTTCCCGTATGGTGATCATGATGATTTAGTCGATTCAACAACACAAGCGTTGCTTCGTTTTAGACAAGGTAACTTTATTCAATTGGAAAGCGATCATGTGGACGAACCTATGTATATTGAACCAAGAGAATATTATTAATGGCTGATAAAAGTAAATTTATGCAAACGCCGTGGTTTGAAAGAGCAAGTGATAAAAGTACCCCCACTACCGAAGCAAATCAAACAGTATTCACTTCATCATTTGAAGAAGATGGAGTAATTTATCTTGTTCCAACAATAAGAATGAATAATGAGGGTAAACTTTTTAAACCAGAAGATCCTTTACAGTATGCAAAAGATAAAGGTGATTTTTTAACAGGATTTAAAACAGAAGATGAAGCAACAGATTTTTCTAAAATGATTAGCACTATGGTAGATATGAATAGAAAAGAAAACAAAAAGGTTGAATAATGCCTGAAGAAATAGATATTTTTGAAGATAACTTTGCAATAGACAATATGATGCCTGGCGTTTCTACCCGAAATGGCGTCCAAGAAATAAAACTACCTCCAACTATGGAGGGAATGCCTGAAGGTTATGAAAGTTCTTTTGATGTATTAATGAGAAAAGGTGCAGAAAAATCTTTTGATTTTTATCCTAAAGGTAATATAGCTTCTAATGCTTACAGAAAATCAAGTAAATTAGTTGACGCAATAGGAGTTGATTTTCCTGATTTAATAGAAAAATATGGTTTAAACCAGATATCAATGACAGCAGCAGGTTTGAGAAAAGCCGGTCAAATTATAATTGGGCCTAACCCTGGAAAAACTTTAAGAGAAATGGAAATGGAAAGAAAAATATCTCCTTTTCAATTAATAGAATTAGGATTTGTAGGATTGGATTTTGCTGGAGCTGGAGCAGGAGTAAAAGCTACTTTTAAAAGCGCTTTTAATGGATTAAATAAAGTTTCTAATTTTACTAAAAAAAGTCCTGTCGAAAATTATTTGCTCTTACAAGAAAATCCAGAGCTAATGAAAACTTATTCATTATTGGATGAAGGTACACCTTTTGATGAGCTATCAGAAGAAGCAAAAGCTAAACTAGGCGTAGGATCTGGTGTTACAGATGAGTTTGATGAAGTATCTACTAAACAAATAAATGATGATTTAAAATCAGATACTATTGAGACAGATATCTTTACACCTAGTCAAAGCACCGATGAGATTGCAGAATCTGTAATAAAAGATGTTGAAGCTAAACCCGAATTTACAGATTTATCTGATAGACAAATTATTTCAAAATATAAAGATTTTGATCCTCTTAAACCGAAAGATGTATCTGATCCTTATTTAAGTCCTGGTATATCTATAGAAGATGAAGTTATTGAAACATTACGTATTACACCTAGTGTTGCTATACTTAAACAAACGAGTCCCGATACAATTCAAAAATTTGCAAAGATTATAAATAGTTCCAACGAATTACAAATTAAAAAGCTACGTGACAGTTTAACACCTGCACAATATGAGGAGATGCTAGACGCAGCAGAGGAACTACTTATTAAGAATTCTCCCACAATATCAGCATCCGATGAAATTAAAAAAATATATCCACAGTTAAAATATAAAACTGCGGCAGATGATTTTATAAAAGCAAATTACATGAAAATGAGTGATAGAAAAATGTTAGACGAAATGAAGAAAGACCCAGATAAATATTTTTATGAAATACCATCTAGTGTAAAAAGTTTAGAACAAAGAAGACTAGATAATCTAGGTAAATCGAGAGATAAAAAAACTGCGGATCTAATAAATAAGTATGATTCTGAAATAGTTTTTCAAAATATTAAAACAGAATTTGATAACACAACTGAAGGTATGGATATCTCTGGAATGCCTCAAGAACAACTATATGAAGTTTTTGAAGACGCATACACACGTGCAACGGGGTTAGAACCAATAACCACTGGAAATACTAAAAAGAAATTTTTACAAAAATTGGATAGATTTACTGGCGAAAGAGGATTGGAAAAATTAAGAAAATCTGAATTTAATAAAGGTAAACCGTCAGAACCCGCTGCATTTAAAAAGTATTTCTACTCCAATGACAATATAGCTAACATAGCGTCAAGTAATCCAAATATAGATAAAAAATCGTTACATAGATACTTAAATTTTATACGAGAAAGTTCTCCTACTACAAGGAAAGGAAT